TTATGTGGACCAGCTTCAACTAACTGAAAAAAGTAGGATGACCACTACTGAGGTCAACCTAAGGGATGATGACCGGCTAAGACTCTTATCGCCACTTATCGGTAGGATGAATACCGAGCTTTTAACTCCTATCGTAGCGAAACTACTGGATAGGATGCAAAGTGAAGGAAAAATGCCTGAAAACATGCCTTCAGACATTGCAAATTCAGGGGGGTTAGGGGTATTCTTTCGATCACAAATTACGCGAGCACAAAACCTAATTGAAGCACAGAATGTTATGCAGTGGTTAGGTGCCGTAGGGCAAATAGCCCAAGTAGACCCCAAAGCCGCTATGGTGGTAGATACCGAGGAAACGGTACGGTTTTTAGGGGAAAGGCATGGAGTGATGGAGAAACTTATGAAAACACCCCAAAAAGTACAAGAGCAAGAGCAAGCGATGCAACAACAACAGCAGCAAATGGAAGAAGCTGAGCTTGCTGAAAAGGCGTCTAAAACCGTAAGCAATGTACAGAAATGAGTAGTGGAGAAGTAAACACCTCAGTTAAAGCAAACGGCCAAGCGGATTTGGTGGAGACCTATAAAAGGTTATTTTCCTCCGAAGACGGGCAAAGAGTGTTGTTTGATCTTATGCATCAAGGGTATTTCTTACGCCCTACGATAGACGGACAAGGCTACGAGACCTCTCTTAGAAATGAGGGGGGTAGGGAACTTGTTTTATACATAATTGAGAACCTAAACCGCGAACCTGCGGAAATATTGGATTTTATAAAAAAATACGAAGAAGAAAGAAAAAGGGAGTTGGGGGATTATGACATTGATTAAAGAGTTTATTTCGTTTTTTACGTTGATACTACTATCTGAAAGAGGAAGTCTAATGACCGGGGGAGAAGAAGGCGGGGGAGATGCCCCAGAAGGAGAAAGCTCCGGAGTTCCTCCTGAAGACGACAGCGGTGAAGGGAATTCCCCAGAAACCCAGATTAATTGGCCTGAAGGGCTAGATCCTACGTTAAAGGGAAACGAAACCCTAACTTCTCACTATAATAAAGACAAGGGCGAGTTCGACATGCCCGGAATTATGCGCTCTCTTGTCCACAATAAGTCGATGGTAGGGGCAGAAAAAATAGCTAAACCTCAAAAAAACTGGGATGAAAATAAATATCACGATTTTTACAAACAAATCGGTTTGCCTGACTCCGTAGATCAATACGAGTTTGAGGTAAGAGGTCTCCCCGAGGGGCAGGAACCTGACAATAAGTTTGTAGGGGATTTTAAAGAAAAGGCATATGAGGCGGGGATTTTACCAAAACAAGCAGAAAAATTGGTAGAGTGGTTTAATCAGACAAACTCATCAAAACAACAAGACGTTCAGCTTCAGATGAGAAACGAGTTCGAACAAGACCGCTTAGAGCTACAAAAAGAATACGGAAACTCACTAGAAGGTAAGTTAAAACAAGGTTTTGATACTCTTAAGTTGTTTGCGAGTGATGACGAGATAGCGACTATGAAAAAGAAAGGACTGTTGGATGAACCGGATGTCTCCCGCCTTTTAATCAAAATAACGGAGAACCTTAACGACGACCATTTTGAGAGCAATCTCTTAGACCAGTCGGGAATGACTCCCGCCCAGGCCGATCAAAGACTGAAAGAAATGTCCAAACAAGAGGTCAAACTTATGTCTCCTAAAGAGAAAAAGATTTGGTCTGAAGAGTGGTCACGACTTGCGGCCGTAAAAAATTCAGTATCTAGTGGACAAAACGGGGGTAGGTCGGCTAAAATGTAGCCTACTGCCTTGTAGTCCGTCACCACCACGACATCTACATCCAGCTTCTTCATAAAAAGCCTTGACATATGTCAGGGCTTTTTTATACTAATACTGTACAGCCGAAAAACGCTTTAGGACTCCCCATTTTATGGGCCCTCTGGAAAAGTGTTAGACGAATCCCCGAAACCGGGAGTCGTTCGTTGAAGGGAAACTTTTAACACTAACCAATTTATCTAGGAGAGGCACCATGTCTTTTAACATTCCAGTCAATTTTGTAGAAGGGTTTAAAGAAACCATCTACATGCTTTCACAACAAAAAACTGCCCGTTATTTCGGAAAGTCTCGTTTAGAGTCTCAAAGATCTGAAGTAGACAACTACGAAAGAATCGAGCCTACTGAGGCCAACGATATTCTAGATCGTCACGGGGATACTCCATTAAACAATTCAATCCACTCTCGTAGACAAGTTACGCTACAAGATGCTGATTGGGGGGACTTGATCGATAAGAAGGACGACATTCGTCTATTGATCGACCCTACAAACTCTTACACAATGAACGCGGCAGCCGCTCTAAACCGAAAGAAAGACGATGTTTTCATCGCCGCTGCTCTTGGTATTGCTCGTGCCGGAAAGAAAGGCGCTCAGACCGTAGTGCTACCCGATTCTCAGAAGATTGTTTCAGTAGATCCTTCTACAGGGACTTCAGGAAGAATCAATATTTCCGTTCTTACTCAAGTTCAAGCAAAATTTGATGAAGCGGACGTAGATGAAGACGTTATGAGATATTTCGGTTGGTCAGGTCGAGTTAAGCAACAAATGCTAAATGATACTAAAGCGACTTCTGCGGATTTTGCTTCAGTTAAAGCACTTGTTGACGGACGAATTGACGAGTTCATGGGCTTTAAATTTATTCGATCTGAAAGACTTCCAATTACGGATGCGGTTACTAACTACGCTTCAAATACCGGGCAAGTTGCTTCAGGCGGAGCAAACAGTTTAGCCGCAGGCGCTAGACGTTGTTTTGCTTGGGTAGAAGACGGGATGATTTCTTCTATTGGAGAAGAGCTTTTTGTTGACGTAGGTATCCGAAGAGACAAAAGATTGTCTAAGCAAGTTTACCTTTGTCAGTCAGTGGGCGCGGTACGTCTCGATGAGGACAAAGTTGTTGAGATACTTGTAGACGAATCTCTTTAATTAAACTCTAAGCCGTAGGAGGCAATGAATATGGATGATTTAAACTTAGCACAACAGGGAAAATTTCCCGCAGAAAAGGTAGCTCCGGGTGCCTATAACTCACGCGTAAAGTGTTTGCCTCTTCAGGCAGTTCTTAGCGCAAACTTAGGCGTAGGAGATGAAATCCTAGGTCTTAAACTTCCTGAAAATGCCAAGATCGTCGATGCCACTTTAAGGGTATCGGGGACAGCAGGCGCTACGGGTATTTTTGACATGGGGCTTAAAGCCGGTAAAGTTTACGACGAAGACGCCGCCGGAGGAAAAGAAGACTTTTCCGAAGATAGTGACGCTCTTGTAAAAGGCGTAGACGCAGGTGGACAAGCCGCTTTGGGTAGAATGGACGAGACCGGCGTAATGCTCGGCGGTACAAAGAAACGAGTAGGTCCTGGCGGGCTTCAAGTTTTCGTTATTTGTACGGAGATTACGGTAGATCTGGATTCTACTCCAGCAGACCTTGAAGGGTTTGTTTACTACACACTAGAGTCTTAATCCTTACCCGCCCTTTCGGGGGCGGGTATTTTTGGCGGTTGCAATATGAGCACAGAAGTACAAATTTGTAATATTGCTCTTGCCTTGTTGGGGATAGACAACCCTATTTTATCTTTAGATGACGATTCTAAGGAAGCCCGGCTGTGTAAAACATCCTACCCTGTCATTCGTGATGAGCTGTTAGAGAATCATTTTTGGCGTTTTGCTATGAAAAGATCCTCTCTAACTAGGATTACAGCTCCTCCTGAGTGGAGATATACTTATAAGTACCAGCTTCCAAGTGATCTTGTGGGAAGTCGTTTGAAGATGACCGATCTTGGTAAGGAACAAAACTATAAGATAGAGGGCGGTCTTTTGTTAACGGATGATGCTAGTGTTAGCATTTTGTATGTGAGCAAAGAGATCGATGTTGGTAAATATAGCCCTGCGTTTAAGCAGGCAGTATCTTATGCTTTAGCTGCCCAATTGGCATATTCAATGGTACAAAGTTCAACACATATGCAAAGAATGCTATCTGCCGCAGAGGATAAACTCAGGGCGGCAAGAAGTATTGACAGTCAAGCGGATTATTTAGAAGATTTAACGGATAATTCTTTTATAGACGCCCGGTTGGGGGGAAGATACTAAACGGGGGTTGGTTTGGCCAAATACCATACGATTACCAATAATTTTAGCTTCGGTGAGTTTTCGCCTAAAGCTTCGGGTCGCACGGATCTTGCGGAATATAGATCTGCCGTATCTCACATGGAAAATTTTTTAGTGGGAAATGCGGGCGGCGCTTTTAAGCGCGCTGGTATGGAGTTCCTATTTGACTTAGGTATAGATAGAGACGTTGGACTATCTATTTTTAAAGGGGACGACGGAATATCTTTCGCGATAATATTCGACCCTGCTAACAACGACCCAGCCCCGGCAGACCCCTTTATACGTATAATACAGCTAAATGGAACAGGGAAAGGGACTGAAGCCACTGTAGATCAGAGTCTTTACGCTCTTATCTACGACACTGTTTTAAACTATAAAATAAATACAGATTTAGATCCTGAGGGGTTTAACACGGTCCAGATAGCGGACACTATATTTGTTGTACACACTTCTGGGAAGCAAGTTCCCTTTAACATACACCGCCAGGGGTTAGCTGCTTTTACAGTATCTGCTAATTTCTTTGGGGTTGTATCTAGGTCATTTCAGGGAGTTAGAGACGTATTTCTGGCTTTTCCTTATCAAGACCCCAACATATCAGAAACTAGTATTACCCCGTCAGGCACTACGGGGGTTATTACTCTTACCTCTAGTACAGATCTTTTTGATCCTCTGCATGTAGGGGGGTATTTTAAGCTAACCCACAGCGGAACTACAGGGGTTGCTCTTATCAATGAGTATACAAGCGAGACAGAGGTCGG